GATACAACAAGTAATAGAGATATTTATAAATCTATTCAAGCTAAACTCTTAGATAAGATGAGTTTTGCATTTACAGTAGAAGCAGAAGAAAATGACTATGAAACTGATACTAGAAGAATATTACAATTTGATAAGATTTTTGATGTTTCTATTGTAGATGTACCGTTTTATGATACAACAGAAGTATTTGCTAGAAACCTAGAAAAAAGTGAATCTAGATTTTTAGAAGGTAAGAAGAAGTATGATGAGTTGAAGCTTGAAAAAGAAAAGCTATCTACAATACTTAAATGTATATAATCCTGACAAGGACATTTCTGTGAGAGAATGTCTTTTTTTCTGTGAGAGAAAAATAGGGCTAGTTATAGAACTGCGAGAGGCAGTATAAATCAAAAAAATAGGAGGAAAAAATAATGAATAAAGAAGAATTAATGAAAAAAATTAAAGAAGCTAAAACAATGGAAGAAGTAGAAGAACTACGTTCACAAGTTGAAGCTTTAGAAGTTGAAAAGAAAAAGGAAGAACTAGAAAAAGAGTTGTCTGATGATAGTTCTATTTCTAAAGAAGAAGAAAGAAAACTCATTAGAGAAACAGACTCAAATGAGAAAGAAGAAAGAAAATTTGTAAAAGTAGAAAAGAAAGGAAATGAAGAAATGAAAGAAGAGAAAAGAAGTCTTGAAGAAGTATTAAAATCAGAAGAATATCGTTCTGCTTGGGCTAAAAAGTTAATGAATAGAACAGACTTTACTGAAGCAGAAGAAAGAGCTTTAGGAGATGCAATTACTACTACTGCAACTACATTTGTAGAAAGTAATACAAGTACTCAAGGTATCAACAATGGAGGTTTATTTATTCCAACATCAGTTAGATTAGATATGTTAAGAATCATAGATGAAAGTTCACCATTTTTAAGAGATGTAAGAAAAATTGCTGTTGCTGGTAATATTACAATGCCTTATCTAAATGCTTCAGATGATGCAAATTGGTATGCAGAACTTACTGATACTAAAAACGAGGGACAAGAGTATAAGACTATTAGCTTAACTGGTCATGAACTTGCTAAACAAGTAGAAGTTACTTGGAAGTTAGAAGCAATGGCTGTTGATGCATTTATTAGTTTTATAAGTTTAGAACTTGCTAATAAAATGGGTAGAGCTCTTGCCAAAAATGTTATTTATGGTGATGGAGATAAAAAGCCTACAGGTGCATTACATGGATTATCTGCAGTAAATGGAGATGAAGTAATCGCTACAATGATTAAAACTTATGATTCATTATCTAATGAAATGAAAATAGGTGCTAAAGCTTATATATCAAATGCTTATGCAGTACAAATTGTAGGTTATAAAGATAATAATGGTAATTATCCATATCTAAGAGGATTAGATGCTACTGCGCTATTTAAAATTGAAGTTGATCCATTCTTGGATGCAGAAGATATGCTTGTAGGTAATGCTCAAAATTATGTACTTAATACTGTAAAAGGTATGGAAGTAAATAAAGAGGTTAAAGTAACACCTAGAAGAACAATTTATTCAACTTATGCTATTTATGATGGTGCACCTTATCCTAAAGCTTTTGCTAAAGGTAAAGTAAGTTCAATTCCATCAGTATAGTAAGTTAGAAGGAGGTAGGCTATGAATAATTTGTTAAAACAAGCTAAACAGTTCTTAAGCATAGTAGAAACATCTACATTAAAAGATGAAGAGATAAAGCTTTTAATACGTTCAGCTATTTTAGAGCTTGAACGAAGTGGAATAGATACTAAATATAATTATTCTATTGAAACAGAACAATTTGATAGTTTGATTACTACTGCTATTATGTTTTATGTTAAATCAACATTTGGTAATGTAGATATTAAAGAAAAAGAATATGCCTTAAGAACTTTTAACACTTTAGAGCAAAGTCTATCTTTATCAGATGGATATAGAAAGAAGAGTGATAATCTATGATAGCTGTAGAATTAACTCTTCTTTCTTTTTCTATTTCTAAAGATGAAATAGGACAAGAAATAAAAAAAGAAAATAGAAAAGATGTTCCAATAATAAAGCAAAATTCTATTATGTTTGAGGAGTTCTATGAAGCTAATGAACAAGGTATTAGACCAGAAGTTAGGTTTGTTATTTCATCATTAAACTACAATAGAGAACAAGAATTAGAATATATGGGAGAAAGATACAAAATTGTAAGAACTACATCTACTAATCCAGATGAAGTTTCTTTAATTTGTGAACATAGAGTTGGCAACGTCAAAGAAAGTAACAGTCAATAGTCTTGCTAATGAAATAGCAGATATTCTTACTGAATATAAAGATGACATTGATGATTTAGTTGTAGAGATAACTGATGAGGTAACTAAAGGGGCAAAGAATGAGTTAAAAACTATAAGTCCAGTTGGAGAAACTGGAGAGTATAGAGATGGCTGGACTATAACAGTAAAGCAAAAAGGTATAAGTTTCTTTTCAAAAGCAGTATGGAATAAAAAGCATTATAGATTAACTCACTTACTAGAATTTGGTCATGCTACTAAAAATGGTGGTCATACTACTGCTCAACCTCATATACGACCTACAGAACAAAAATATAAAGAAAAATTTGTTGATGAGTTTGAAAGGAAAGTTAAAAGATGAAGTTAAGTGAATTAGATGATTTATGTAAAGAGATTAATATTCCTTATGCTTATGGAAAATCTACAGAGCCTATAAATCCACCACACTTAATAGGAACTGTTATAGATACAGATAATTTCGGTGCTGATAATAAGGTCTGGTATAAGAATTGTAATTTTAGATTAGAGCTTACAACCATAAAAAAGGATTTAAGTCTTGAAAGTAAAGTTGAAAATGAACTACTTAAAGACATTTATTGGGATAAAACAGAAAATCAAATAGAAGATGAGGGTGTTTATAACATCTCTTATTTTTTTAATATAGAGGAGGAATAAAAAATGAATAAAGTAAAATTTGGATTAAGTAATGTATATTATGCAGTTAAAACAACTTCAGAAGATGGAGAAGTATCTTATGCAACACCTGTAAGAATTCCAGGTGCGGTTAATCTTTCATTAGATCAAGAGGGAGAAATAACACCATTTCATGCAGATAATATTGTTTATTATTCTGCAAGTAATAATAATGGGTACAGTGGAGATCTAGAAATAGCAGATATTCCTGAATCATTCCAAAAAGATGTATTAGGATATACTGTTGATAATAATGGGGCATTAATTGAAAATGCAGATGCTACAATTAAACCATTCGCATTAATGTATGAGGTTAAAGGTGATGAGAAACCAAGAAGAGCAGTTTTATACAATTGTATGGTAACAAGACCATCTACAGAAGCTGCTACTACAGAAGACACTTCAACACCACAAACTGATACACTAAACATTACAGCAACACCAAGAGAAGATAATAAGAATGTTAAAGCAGTAATGACATTATCTGATACTAATACAACAGCATTTAATAGTTTCTTTTCAAATGTTTATGAGCCATCTACTATTCCATCAGTATAGGTTTTAAATGAAGACAATTAAAATAGGTTCACAAGAGTTTAATATTTCTTGTCATGCATCTACATATAGAGATTATGCAGATATTTTTGATAGAAATATCATGAAAGATTTAAATACTACACAAAATTTCTTAAGAAAAGAAGTGAGGTCTTTAGAGAAACATAAAGAAGATATGCCAAATGCATCAACTCAAGAGATTCAAGAATTGATTTTTGAAGATACTTTAGATGATTTAAATGATTTCATTGAATGTATTACTAAAATGTGCTGGATATGTATTTATGATAGCAATAAAGATATTGATTGTTATGAAGAATGGTATAGTTCTTTAGAAAGATTATCTTTATCAGATGACTGGATTATGGAGGTAATGGCACTTTGTGCCAATTGCTTTCGTTGACAAAAAATTAATAGAAGCATTACAAACTATTGAAGATAACGATTCAAGTGAACCTGTATATTTTCCTGCTCATACGTTTGAAGCAACGTGTTTAAGGGCAGGTATAACATTAAGTGATTTAGAGAAGAGGACTTATGTTTCAATCATGAAAGTTCTCTTCTCTTTTTTAAAATCTAATAAAAAAGAGGGAACAAAGATGGCTACTCAAAAAGATATTGATAAATTTATGAGTTAGGAGGGTTATAATGGCAAGTAGTAAAAAAGTTAGAGGTTTACTAGTTGAAATTGGAGGAGATACTTCTAAACTTCAAAATGCTCTAAAAGATGTTGATAAAACTACTAATAGTCTTAGCAAAGAGTTAAGAGGAATTAATACTTTATTAAAATTTGATCCTTCTAATACCACACTATTAAATCAAAAAACAGAAGTATTATCTGAAACAATTAAAGAAACTGAAAATAGATTAGATGCTTTACAGCAAGCACAAAAAAAGTTAGATGATGCAGGTGTAGATAAACATAGTGCAGATTATAGAGATTTACAAAGAGAAATAATATCTACAACTCAGAAATTAACTAATTTAAAAAATGAAACAAGTAATTTTACTAAAGCAGGTAAAGAAATAGAAAAAGTAGGTACGACAATATACAATTTAGGTAATACAGTTGATAATGTTGGAAGTAAAGTAACAACAGGACTAACTTTGCCTATAGTTGCTTTAGGTACTTATTCAGTTAAATCTGCAATGGATTTTGAAAGTGCTTTTGCAGGTGTAAGGAAAACAGTTGATGCGACTGAAGAAGAGTATAGCGAATTTAGAGAAGGTATTCTTGAAATGTCTAAAGTGCTTCCTGCAAGTGCAGAAGAGATAGCAGCAGTTGCAGAAGCTGCAGGACAATTAGGCATTCAAAAAAGTGCTATATTAAGTTTTACTCGTACTATGGTTGATTTAGGAGAAGCTTCAAACATGACTTCTGATGAAGCTGCTACAGCATTAGCAAGATTTGCAAATATTACTCAGATGGACCAAAGTGAATTTTCTAATCTAGGTGCTGTTGTTACTGATTTAGGTAATAAATTAGCATCTACTGAATCTGAAATAGTAGAAATGGGATTAAGACTAGCAGGTGCTGGTGCTCAAGTAGGAATGACAGAAGACCAAATACTATCATTTGCAGGTGCTTTATCATCAGTAGGAATTGAAGCCGAGGCAGGAGGTTCTGCATTTTCTAGAGTTATGGTTCAGATGCAATTAGCTGTAGAAAAGGGCAACGAACAATTAGAACAATTCGCTCAAGTTTCAGGAATGTCTGCAGAACAATTTAAGATAGCATTTAAAGAAGATGCAGCAGGAGCTATTATAGCATTTATAAATGGGTTATCTAACTTAGATGGAACTGGTAAATCTGCTATAGGTGTACTTGATGAAATGGGCTTAAGTGAAATAAGAGTTAGAGATACTTTATTACGTGCTAGTGGAGCTGCAGATTTATTTAATCAGTCATTAGAAATAGGTTCTAAAGCTTGGCAAGAAAATACGGCTTTAACTAAGGAAGCTAACGAAAGATATAAAACATCAGAATCACAATTAAATATGGCTCAAAATAAAGCTAAAGCCTTAGCAATTACTATGGGTGATGAATTATTACCTCATATTAACGATTTATTAGACTTCTTAGGAGACTTAGCAGAAAGTTTTGCTGATATGACTGATGAAGAACAACAGGCAGTACTAAAGACTGCTGCATTAGTTGCAGGTATAGGTCCAGCTATTAAAATAGTTGGTAATTTAGGAAAGGTATTAGGAACTGCAACTAAAGGAGTAGGGATATTTACTCAAGCTATAGTATTAATGCAAAATGGTATAGGGACTGCTACAGGTTCTGCAACATTAGCAAAAGTATTAAGTGCAGCGGCAAGCCCAGTAGGAATATTAACAATAGCATTGGCAGGTTTAGCAGCTACAACTTTAGTTCTTTCTACAAGGCAAACAGAAGAAGAAAAAAGAATTGAAGCTTTAAATAATAAAATAAAAGAGCAAACTACTGCAAGAAAAGAACTATATAACGAAAGGCAAAAAGAGGTAGAATCATCTTTAAGAGAAATAGATAGTATTGCAGGATTAATGAATGAACTTAATTTATTAGTTGATGCTAATGGTAAAGTAAAAGAAGGTTATGAAGAAAGAGTTTCATTTATTCTTGGAGAGTATAATGAAGCGATGGGAACAGAATATCAATTAATAGATGGTGTTATACAAAAATATGATGAGTTATCTGATAGCTTAGAATTAGCTCTTGCTAAAAAGAGGGCAGAAGTAATATTAGGCTCACAAGAACAAGATTATAAAGATGCACGAGAAAATATTGATAATTACACAAATAGTTTAATTGAAGCAGAAAAATCTCAAGAAAATGCCCAAAAAGCATATGAAAAGGCACAAGCTAATTATGAAGCAAATAAAGGTGTTTCTATTTCTTTAACTAGACAACTAGCACAATTACGCGATGATGCCAAAAAAGATTTAGATGAAGCTAATGATAGTTTAAAAGATGCTCGTTCTAATTATGACTCTGCTATGAGTGCAATAACAACATACGATACAAATGCATTAAGAATGCAAACAGATGATATTAATGAATTAAATAAAATAATTCAAGATAATACAAGAATTTTAGATGAAAATGGCAAGATAAAAAAAGATATTTTTTCAACTGAATTGGCAAGTCAAATAAGACAAACAGAAACAATAAAAAATGAATATCAAGAAAGAATAAAGGTAGCAGACGATTATGAAAAACAAGTCTTGGAATCAAATCAAAGAATGTATCAACAATCACTAGAAGATATTATAACTAGGTTAAGGGAAGAAACTACAATTCTAGGTGAAAATTCTCCTGCAGTAGAACAAGCTTGGAAGACTTTAGCAGAAACATCTGTAGGTCAATATCAAGCAACATTAGCAACATTACCTGTAGACGTTAGAAATGCAGTTGTAAATATGACAGGTGTAACTTATAACGAAACAGAAGCAGTAGCTCTTGCTTGGGCTAATATGGCTATTACATCAGAACAGGAATTTAAAAATAACATTTCTATGTTAAGCCCTGATATGCAAGAACAAATTTTAAACTTAGTTTCTATCATTAATGAAAATGGTGGCGAGGTTACTGATGAAGCTAAAACACTTGCTGATAATATCATTAATGAATTGAATAGGCAAGGTGAAGCAGAAGTAGCTGGTGTTAATTTAACTAAAGGATTTGCATTAGGTGTAGGGGATAAAGATGCAGTAGCAGCTGCAGTTGGTGCTGCAACTAGTATGGCAACTAAAACATTAGAGACTATGAGAAAAGTTTTAGGAGAACATAGTCCGTCTAAAAAAGCTAGAGCATCTGGTATTAATTATACTAAAGGATTTACGCTAGGTATTTTAGATGAAGAAAAAAATGCTATAAAGGCAGCTAAAGATTTAGGTAACAAAGTTCTAAATGAGTTAGACTATACAAATAAATTAGCTACTGGTTCTATTGATGCTAATATTAATAAACAAATAACAGATGCTACTAAAACTATTTTTACAACTCCTAACATTCAATTTAACGTTCAGACTTTAAATAAAGAAAATTTAGATCTAGCTTTCAACTATATTAATAAAAAGTTTGGAAGTCAGTATTAGAGGTGGTTATATGGCAAATAAGGTAAGAGAATTTAAACTTATAAACGAAAAGGGGCAAACTTATTCATTGATGGATATAGAAAACTATGCTTTATTAACTGAGCCTGATGGATTAGGATACTCATATTCAACATCTTATACAAAAGTAGGGGAAGTTTTCATTAATAATATAAAAGAACAAGAACAAGTACAAATAACTGGTATATGTAACTTTTTATATTATGAAAACTATACTAATCTTGTTAATTTTATTGAAAGTTCAGAAAGTCTTAGATTAAGTTATAAAATCCCTTTGAAAGATGGCTCACAAATAGAATATTTTAAAAACATTGAAATACAGTCATTAGGAAAAACAGAAAAAGATGAAAATGGAATATTAAGTTGTCCTATTTCTTTTGATATGACATCTCTTTGGTATGAACAAAAAGAATATACTTATGATATGTCTGCAGGAGATAACGAAGTAAGATGGAATTTTAGATGGGGTAGTAGATTTGCTAACTATAACTCAAGAAAGCTAGAGTTTAATAATACTGGACATACACTAGCACCTATTTATCTAGAAATAGATGGTGCTGTAACTAATCCTGAAATAATTGTTACTGATTCCAATGGAACAACATTATTTAATTTACTAATTAATATCACTATAGCTCAATATGAAAAATTCATATATAGTTCTGTAGATGGAGATATAAAGATACTTAAACAAAATGTAGATGGTACTTATGAAAATTTATTTAAACAAGCTTATATTGACATAGAAAACAATAATATTTTCAAACTACCACTTGGAACATCTAATATTACAATACAAGCTGATAACGAGATAGTATCTGCTAAATTAAATATCTATCCATATTATAAATCAATTTAGAGGTGGTTTATGGAAGATAGTGTAAAAATAATATTAGACAATGAAGAGTATGAATTAGTTTACAATGAACAAACTGACTTGTATGAGTTATCTTTAGAAGCTCCACTTCAAACTGGTGTCCACAACATAGAAGTATCTTATACATCAGGTGATGATACTGCTATAGATGATATTGACTTGATAGTTTTAAAATTAGAAGAGAGAGAAATACCTTCAGAAGAAACTATTGCTTATTTTCTTGATAAAATGACTCTTGAAATATTAGAAGTTGTTCAATTAAGTATTGAGGAGATAAATAGGGATTTAGAAACAAATGGTAATTCTTTATTTACAAGTATTAAAAAGTTAAATATTGAAGAAGGAGACTTTATATATTTAAAGAAAAATGATAAAACTAATTTTCTTGGTGTTGTAGTAAGTCAAGAAAAATCCTCAGATAGTGTTTTATATACAATAACTTGTAAAGATATTTTATCATTATTTGATATTTCTATGTTTGTTGAGAATGATGATATAATTTCAACTACAGGAATAGAAGACTTTATTAAACAGACAATAGAAAATGAATTTATCAATAACACAGATACATTTGTTAATAGAGAATTTCTTTCAGTAGAAGCTTTAACACATAGCAAGAAGAATATCAGTATAAGTAGCATTGTAACAGTATCGAGTAATATGTATAATTTATTAACTTTTATTAATAATGCTATAAAAAATTATGATCTTGATTTTAGTTTTATCTTAAATAAAGATACAATTAAACTTCAGATTTCTTCTAAAACAGAAGATAAAATGTTAATTGATGCTACTACCTCAGATATTTCAAATTATACTGAAGTTTTTTCATTAAATTATACTGCAAAAGTAGAATGCTATATTAATGCTACTAAAACAAAATATTATAGATATCTTCTAAATGATAGAACAACGACAACTAATAAAGACGAACCTAATAGAGTAAGTGGAAAAACACAAAAGATAACTGTAGAAAATGAAGAAGATGCAGAACAAGCTTCTATTGATGTATTTAAAGGAAATTCTTATGAACATAATATAACATTTGATATTCTAAAGAAATCTAAATTATATGATGTTTCTAAAATTAATTTAGGAACACCTATTTTAATAAAAACTCAAAACAATATTATTCAAGATACTTATATTTCTAAAATAGTAGATACTAATAATAACTATTTAACTTTGAGTTGTGGAAATATGAGAATTGATTATATTGATAAAGTTTTGCAAGAAAGGAGAAATTAAGATGTTAAAAGGACATTCTTATGATAAACAAATATACTATTCAGTTGCAGATAGAATTATTAATAATATATTCTTAAATGGCTCAAATGGGATTTTTGAAAACGAGGGTGCTGGATGTGCATTATCTTATACAAACAATACTGTTACTGTTAGTAATGGTTTTTTTATTGTACAAGGAGGACTTACTGAAATTGTTAACTCAGAAACATTATCAGTAATTTTAGATGGTTCTTATTGTGTTTTAGTATATGAATTAGATATGTCAAAAGATAATACTGACACAAGCTTTACTCAAGGACAATTTAGAGTTTTAACAGGTCAAAGTTCTTATCCAGCTTTAACACAACAAAAGCTAACAGAAAATGCTGGCATTTATCAGTATGAATTTGCGAGATTTAGATCATTAGCAACTGGGATAACGGACTTTGTAGATAGCAGAACTTCCTTAGATTATAATTCGATTTTTGAATATATAAAAAGTCAAATAGAGATGATAGAAGATAACGGACTATATGTTACCAAAAATGAATTTAATCCAGTTAAAGAAGTTGTAGAAGAGCTAGACAGTAACCCAATATTGGTTATATCTGATACTCAACCTACACCAGTTGCAAATAAAACGACAGTCTGGATCAAACCAAAGGAGTAGTGATATATGAATGAATTTGCAAGAGTTGGTTTCAATTATGGCTCTTTTTATTATGCATATATTTTAAGATGGCAATTACTTGGCCAAGACCAAATAAATAACAGGTCAACAATTAGAGTTCAAGCTAGCATTTATGTTGGTGCTAATAATATCAGTTGGTCTAGTGGTTCTGCTTCACTTTATAATACGTCGTTTGGTTTATCTAATACTTATTATCGAGGCGAAACAGTCGTTAATACTCAAGATATAACGGTATATCATGATTCGAACGGAGACGCCTCTATCTATGTTGGAGGTTCGATCAACACTAAATTTGTAATGAATGGAAATTGTGGAGGAACTATACCATTACCACATATTGATAGAAATGCACCATCTATTAGTTTATCTAGTAAAACTATTAAAGAAAAATCTGCAACTTTTAATTATTCTACAAATAGTACTCTTGATAGTCTTCAAGGAAAATTAAACAATGGTAGCTGGCAAAATATATCTATGTCTAATCCTATTACCTTATCTAATTTAACTGATGATACAAACTATACATATCAAATAAGAGGGAAAAAATCTAGCAATCAAATATGGGGTTACAGTAACATAATTTCTTTTAAAACTGTTGCTGGTACATTTGCTATGGTTTCTGTTAATGAAGGAATATTTAAAGATGCGGAGATTTATGTAGTAACTGAAAGTAATGTAGAAAAAATTTCTAAAGAGCAATATAAAATTATAGAAGGTGATGATAGTTGATAAGAATAGACGAAATAAGATTGAATCCACAAAAAGTTTATCAAGGTAGTTCTTTTTCTATTCGAGTTAAAGTATTTAAAGATGAAAAAGCATTAAATAAATTAGCGTTTAAATTATCTAGTAAATTAGGAGGAGGAATAAAAGATGGAAGGACAACAAGATCTAAAAACTGATTATCAAGATTACA